GCGACCCGAACCCAGTTAAATGGACTAGGGAAGATGGAGTGTTAATGGCTTGGACAAAAGGACAAAGAGCAAAACCGTTTTTACACAACACTTGGAGATATGTTAGGCAATCGTATCATGGTACAATAAGTTCTTATATAGAACGTGAGTTAAGGAAGGAGTTGGGGAAATGATAGTTGACATTACAAATGAAGTATTGACCAAACTAAAAACAGAACTAACTCCGATACAAGTCTTAGCCGAGTACCCAGATACAGTTTCGGATTTTCCTTGTGTAACAATATCTGAACTTTCAAACACTGGTGATATACTTTCAAAAGATTCTGGTGGGTTTAACTACTCAATAGTCTCTTTGGAAATAAATGTATTTACTACTGGTGCAACTAGAAAATCAAAAGCTAAAGAAATAAGAAATAATATAGATGCAATACTATCAGACGAATACGGGATGTTACGAGATTTTGGAGGTCAAACCCCTAATTTCGATACTAATGTATATAGGTACACTTTAAGGTACACTGGTAGGGTAAACGAAGAAAGAAAAATTTTTAGGGGGTAATTAAATGGCTGGAATAAGTACAGCTACAACTGTATTGAAGTATTCAACCGACCAAGCTGGGGTGAGCCCTGCATACGCAAAATTGGTTGATATTACCGATTATCCAGATTTGGGTGCAACTCCTAATAAACTGGACACAACTACTCTTTCAGCAGAGAAGTTTAGAACCAGTATCCTAGGATTGCAAGAGATTCCAGATATGGTATTCGGTGCAAATTATACTGAAGCAGATTATTCAGCAGTTAAGGCTTTGGAAGGACAAACACTATGGTTTCACTTGGAGTTCGGTACTGATGGTGCTAATGGAACTTTTGAGTGGTCTGGTGAGGTTCAAGTCTACGCAGTTGGTGCTGGTGTAGATGAAGTTAGAACAATGAGTGTTATTACATCTGCTGAAACAGAAATGACATTTATACCATCAGCGTAATAAATAAACTATAAAGGGGATAGATTATGATATTTAAAGTTGGTGAAAAAGAGTACAAGTTGGAGTTTACTTACAACTCCTTCAAACATCTACAAGACTTTAATATTAAGGATTTGGAGAAGATTGAGGACAACCCGTTCTTGATGTTGCCGATTGTTAAAAGTCTTTTAGACGGTGCATTGAACCATGACCCAAAAAAAGAATTTACGGATAAAGAAGTAGAGGATATTTTGGAGACAGCTATGGAAGAAAACAATATAGGAGATGTGCTTACCGACCTAGTTGGACTATTGGAAGATTCAAGTTTTTTCAAAAGCCTTCAGAAGAAAACCAAAAAGAAAGCGAAGAAGTAATTGCCAACGGTTCTGATGAAGGTATAAATGAATATGAATCCCAACAATCCTTCCTAGATACAATTTATGAGGACATATTACCGAACGCCTTGATGATAGGAGTTGATTATGATTTGTTTTGGACATTGAATCCTAAGACAATGCAACCATTCATTAAGGCGTTTAAATTAAGTCAAGAAAACAAAAATGCAGAAGCATGGTTGAACGGGGTTTATATAAGGTTGGCAATAGCTAGTGTATTTGGTAAAAATTCTCCCTATCCAAAGCAACCAATTAAAGATTTCAAAGAAAAGAGTGTATCTCCCGAAGAAGGAAAAGCTAGAATGTTTAAGATTATGGAAGTAATAAATTCCCGATTCGGTAAGGGGGAAAAACATGGATAACAGAATTAATAATAAAATAACCGTTGAAGCACAATCTGCTTTAAGCACGTTGAAGAAACTTGGGAATGGGTACAAGACGTTTGGCAAACAGATAGATAAGTCAAACTCTAGTATGAAAAAAATTTACCCAACAATTAAAAAGACCAATTCTTCATTTACTAATCTTACAAAAGATGTAAATAGGAGTAATAAATCTTTGGTTGGTCTTACTAACACTTTCTCAAATCTAAGACGTGTAATGAGCATGATTAGCTTCTACGCTTTAGCTAGAGGACTTGCAAATGCTATTAGTTCGGCTATGGATATGATTGAAACAGCTAACCTTTTCAGCGTTGCGTTAGGTCAAGTAGCAGTAGAAAGTAATAAAGCGTTAGTAGAAATTCAAGCTATATCTGGTTTGGATTTAACAAATATGCAAACAGCAGTTGGTACGTTTGCTTCATTAGCTAGGTCAATGGGTATAACAGGAGACCAAGCATCTAAACTTTCAAATAATACTTATAGACTTGCATTAGACTTGGCTTCATTGTATAATGTAGAGATAAGTCAAGCACTACAAGATTTACGTTCTGGATTAGTAGGACAATCAGAGACAGTTTATAAATACGGTATTGACGTTACTGAAGCGGCTTTGAAAACTGAAGCACTTGCACAGGGTATTGATAAATCAGTAAGAAATATGTCACAGGGCGAGAAAATGGCTTTGAGATATGCTGTAATGATTAGACAAACATCTCTAGCACAAGGAGACTTTGCTAGAACAATGGACCAACCTGCAAACCAGTTGAGGATACTACATGAACGATTTATAACTCTTGGTAGGTCAATAGGTAACTTATTTATTCCAATGCTAGGTGCTATACTACCATACCTAAATGCTATTGTAATTGCTTTAACTAGGATTATAAATAGATTAGCACTATTACTTGGTGCTGAAATGCCAGAAATAGAAGATACATCTAGTGCCTTGGATAATATGGGTGCTGATACTTCTGATAATATAGATGATGCAACAGCTAGTGCTAAAAAACTAAAAAATCAGTTAATGGGATTCGATGAAATAAACATACTTGGCTCACAGGAAACTCCTAGTGTTGGTGGTGGAGTAGGTGCTATCACTGGTGGTACAGCAGATTTTGAATTACCAGAGTTTGATTCTGGATTTGACAAGATAAAGCAACGTGCCGAAGAATTAGCAGATAGTTTAGAAACTCCATTAAAGAGGATTTTAGATTTGGTAATACTAATAGGTTCTATAATGCTTGGTTGGAAAATAGCAAATTCAGTAGTTTCATTTTTAACTAACCCTATGGTTGGTGGAGGACTTCTAAAAACATTAGGTAGAATAAAAGAACAATTAGTTGGTGGACAAGGTATTAATGGTTTAATGCTTGGATGGGCTACTACTATTGGTATTATAATTTGGCGTTTCCAAGACCTAGTTACTGAAAGTGAAACGTTTAGAAAGGGTCTTACCAGAGTAAAAGAAACTTTTGAGACAATATTTAAAGGATTAGGAATACTATTTTCCCCAGTTGTAGACTGGATTAAAAAGATTTCAAAAGCACTTTGGGATATGATTCCAGAAGATTTAAAGGCAGAGTTGAAAAGATTCTTCCAAGAGTTCGAGATGGATTGGACAGACCTTGGAATAACTGCTTTGGGTATAGCATTAATGTTCATTCCTGGTGGTCAAGTGTTCGGGGTTATGCTACTTGGATTTGAAGCACTTAGTTTGTTAATAAGAGGATTGGGTACAGTAAGTGAAGAAACTTGGGAAAATATAAAGACTTGGTTCTTAAATGGTATGGAAAATGTGAAAACTGGATTTAGTGACCTTTGGCAAGATATGAAAACTAGGGCTTCGCAAGACATAGAGTTAATCAAAGGATATTTTGAGAAGTTCGGAGAAATAAAAGATAATTTTATAGCTAGAGTAGTTGAAATTAAAAATAACTGGGTAACATCTTGGAATGAAATGAAAGCAAACTTTTTTGGATGGATAGAAACTGTAAAAACCAACTTTTCTGAATTTTGGAAAGGCATAAGAAGTACTGCAACTGAAAACGCAAAAAAATATGCACAAGGTTGGAGTAGTATGTGGGAAAATCTTAGAGATGTTGGGTATGATTTTGCAAACATGATTTTGGATATAATTGAAAATATGGTAAATGGTATGATTGCTAGAATAAACAATATGATAGAAGGGTTTAACAGAATAAATGAGATGTTAGGTTCTCCTTTAAGGATTCGCACAATGCCACAAATAAATTTACCAAACTTAGTTAATCCAGCAAATGTACCACAAAAACAACAACTAGAATTTGCAAGTGGTGGATTCCCAGAAACAGGACAGATGTTCATAGCAAGAGAAGCTGGTGCTGAATTAGTCGGTAACATAGGTGGTAAGAGTGCTGTTGTAAATAATGACCAAATAGTTGAAGCTGTAAGTAGTGGAGTTTACCAAGCAGTATCTAGTGCTATGCAACTTTCAAGTGCTGGTAATGATGGTTCTTCACCAGTTGTGTTGAATATAGACGGAAAAGAATTTGCACGAATGATGTTGCCTAAGATGGACAGAGAAAGTCAACGTATGGGATATAAACCAATACTTTCAAGATAGGAGTGGGTAGAAAATGTTAAAAGTTGACGGTATTCAGATTCCTACTCCTTCTGAATTTACGGTGGGAGTACAAGATATATCACAAGCAGAGAGGGTTGCAAGTGGTAGGATAGTTATTGACAGAATAGCAACTAAGATAAAGTTGAATATGAGTTGGAAATATCTTACCCCAAGCGACCTTGCAAATTTATTAACAGCAATAGATAAAGTTTATTTCAATGTAGAGTATTTAGACCCACGAACTAATAGTATGCAGACCAGAGAGTTTTATGTTGGGGATAGAACGCTTGGTATGTATCAGTATAGGAACGGGAATCCGATTTATATAGATATTGGATTTAATTTCATTGAGGTATAAGGGGGTTGGTTTATGTATCCTGTTACAACTGAATTTCAAGAGAAAATAACCGACCCCAAAAATCGTAAGG